ACGATGCACTGTTCGGCTTAACCGGCGCAACAAAACAACCGCTGGTCGTATTTGCCAATGGCATCACGGAAGGCACCGAGACTGATAAGGGCTATGCGTTTGAAGCTGTCGTGGAGTCCTACAACATCGGCAACGCGGTCGGAGAGATGTTGACGTTTACGCTCACGGCGCAAAGTGCTGGCACTGGGTAGAGATTAGGAGAGAAACAGAATGCCGATTATTCGTGCAGTGCCACTCAAGGATGCCACTACGACTGCGCTCACTAGCTGTGGCGTAGGCTCGGCTTATGATGTGGGCGGCGTGTTTTCAGGACAACGCTTATATAGTGCGTTGCATGTTTTAAGTTCATCAACCGGCGCACTCGTCTTACGAGTTCAAGGATCAAGCAGTTCAGGATTCGGCGCAGGAAAGTTCACAAGTCATGTGGCCTTCACCTCGCAGACATCCGTCGGAGGACAATGGGCGACACCGCTGACCACGGCGAACGTCACCTCAACCTTCCAGCAGTTCTGGAGAGCGGAGTGGGGGATGACAACGTCTGGCGAGTCCTACAACCTCGTCAGTTGGATCGGGATACAGTCTTAATTAGAGAGAGGACACAGCAATGGCTACATTGGTCTACACGAATGCGAAGATTGAAATCAAGGGCGTGGATTTATCTGCCCATGCGTCAGAAGTCGGACTCAATTATGCGTCTGAAACTCAGGACGAAACGGCTATGGGCGATGACACGCGCATCCGCAAAGGTGGTCTGAAGGACTGGAGCGTGGATGTTACGTTTCATCAGGACTACGCTGCTGCTGCCGTTGATGCAACATTGTTCTCGGTAGTCGGCACGACGGTCTGCGTGGAAGTGCGTCCACAGAATATTTGCTCCACAGCCACCAACCCGATATATTCGGGAATCGCTGTGTTGGAATCCTACAATCCACTTGGCGGTTCTGTGGGAGCGTTGCTTGACGCGCCGATCTCACTGCAATCGGCTGGCACACTGAGTCGCGCAAGTTCATGTGGCTAGATTCCTATGAGAGCGACTGGGCATTCCGGTCAGCTTAACTACTCCTATCAGCTTGCTGCCACTCTCACAGGTTGGAGTTGCGAACCGGTGGTCGGGTCTAAGGGCCATCGGTTCCGCATCTCTGCCAAAGTGAAGACCGCAGTCGAGCCGTGGGTATCGCAACGCCCACTCGACCTGACGCTGGAGTTCGGATCGTCGCGTTGGACATGGACGAACGTCAACCCAAACGTTGTCAACGGCTCCATCGACCTTGAGCTAGAACACCAACCCACCATCACCAAAGGAACCCAACATGAGTAATCCATATTTCGTTGAACCAGATGTGTCCCGTATTGACTTGGATTGGAATGCCCCGAACGGTGAGGAGCATCCCATCTGGATTGAAGTGAAATCCGAACTGACGATTGGCGAGGAACGCGCCATGCTGCGCTCTGTCTCCAACGTCACGGCTGAAGTGCGTAAAGCAGCAGACGGGGCAACGTCTGACCCGTCAGCGAAATTCGACTGGACGGAATATAGTTTCGCTCGACTGTTGGCTTATCTCACTGGGTGGTCGCTAACTGATGATCAGGCGAACAAGCTCGACATCAGTCGAGAGGTGATCGGCAGTTTCCATAAGACGTTGTTTGACTTAATTGACAACGCGGTGGAATACCACATTGAGAATGGTGGTTCGTTAAAAAAAGCAAAGCCTACCAAGCGCAAGCGCAAAACGACCTTGCGATCATGAAGCGCATGAACTGGAGTTACTCAGACCTGATGGCGTTGCCAGTCGGGTATCTTGATCCGCTATATAAACTCTTGCGCGAGGAGGCGCGAGAACACGCACGGGCGAACCGTCGCCGTCGCTAAGACTGCATCATGGCTGTGAGCGTAGGAACCATTCGTGCGTCACTCATCCTGCAAGACCGGATGACCGGCCCGTTGAAGGCTGCGGGTCAAGCTGCACATAAGTTCGGCACAAAGATGACGGCGATGGGCGCGACCATGTCCAAGGTCGGCGCGTCCATGCAAGCCACCGGCATGATGATGTCGATGGCGCTCACGCTTCCCCTGACATTGCTTGGCGGTGCAGCAGCGAAAACCTTTGCCCAGTTTGAGCAGGGCATGAATAAGGTGCGTGCGGTGACGGGTCTGGACAAAGTCAGCGCAGAGTTCCAGCAACTCCAAGAGCAAGCCGAAGAACTAGGACGCACCACGGTGTTCTCAGCCGTGCAAGCGTCCGAGGCGATGGGCGCATTCGGCTTGGCAGGGTTTAAGGCCAACGAAATTCTCGGCGCGATGCCGGGAGCCTTGCAACTGGCAGCAGCAGGACAACTCGCGGTCGGTGACGCTGCGAGTATCACCGCGAAGATTATGCGTGGGTATGGGCTGGACATCAGTGAAGTCGCACGCATGAATGATGTGCTGACGAAAGCCTTCACCACCTCCAATACTGATCTGGTCAGCTTGGGCGAAGCCTTCAAGATGGCTGGCCCCGTGGCGAACGTCGCCGGGTTGCAGTTTGAGGAAACCGCAGCAGCGTTGTCCCTGATGGCAGACGCAGGGTTCCAAGGCACGATGGGTGGCACCGCCTTGCGTGGTGCGATCTCTCGACTCGCTGGAGCCGTGCCAGCAGTGGCGAAGCAGTTGAAGAACATGGGCATCGTCACGATGGATGCCAACAAGCAACTGCTCCCGATGGCAGATATTCTGCGCCAGCTTGAAACGCGAGGACTCAGCACGGGCGAGATCATGCAACTGTTCGGGCAACGCGCTGGCCCTGCGATGGCTGCATTGCTTGAACGCGGAAGTGGTGCGCTCATTAACATGACGCGCTCATTGGAAGATTCCGGTGGCACCGCAGAGCGTATTGCGCGAGTGCAGTTGGAAGGCTTGATGGGGCAATGGACGTTGCTCAAGAGTGCGGTCGAGGGCGTGAAGATTGCGATGGGGGAACAGTTGGCTCCAGCCCTCACAGCGTTACTCGGCAAGCTGACGGCCTTCTCAGGGTATCTCACGAACGTCGCACTGCCAGCGTTCGCAGCGTTGCCCCCATCCATTCAGCAGACCACGATTGCCGTGCTGGCTCTCGCGGTCGCACTTGGCCCCTTGATGACAATTTCTGGCGTGTTGCTGCGTGGGTTCGGGCCACTCGTATCAGCCGGTGGCTTCCTTGCGAAGACGTTCGGCAATCTGTCTGTGCGTGGTGCGTCGTTAACGAAAACCTACAAGCTGTTCACCACAGCATTCTCCAAAGTCTGGTCACTATTCACCAAGGTCAATGTCATCACAGGACTCGCAATAACCGCAGTCTTGGCAATCAACGCAGCAATCAAAAAGCTCACCGGGGGTTCGCACAGCCTGTGGTCAGTGTTGAAGGATGTTGGCACCATCGTGTTCCACCTAGGAAAACGATTTACAGCATTTGTTATGGGAGGGATCAAGGTAGCCATCGACTGGGTGTCTAAATTTGTCGGGGGACTTGCCGATCTGTTCTTCGGAATGGAGAAGATCGCACAGTTCGGGGGATGGCTTACTGGACGCCTCGATGACTTGGATGCTGGTGCGAAAAAGTCTAGTGCCTTTGCGAAATCTCAAGAGGAAATTGACGATGCAATGGTCAAGGGCTTGAAAGCCTTAGACCTAACTCAGCAAAGCATGACGGGGTTGGAATATGTCCTGAAGGAATTAAGCAAGACTGGAGACATCACCAACGACGAAATTAAGGTGATGGTGAAACGAGCCAAAGAGCTTGAAAAGCAAGGCGTGCCTCTCACGGGCATGATGAAAAAGCTGGTCAAACAGTTTGATGCGGCTTCGGAAATAGTCGTAGAAACAATTCCTCAAATTCAAGATGTGACTGAAGCGATTGAGGAAGACACTGAGGCGACAAAGAAGGCCACTCAAGAGAAGAACAAGTTTGCCGATGCCGTCAATAAACTGTCCCGTGAATTCACTGGAGCAGACTTACAAGGCACGGTGAATGAAATTGTCGCGTCGTATCACGACATGACATTGAACGGCACCTACACAACTGAAGCAAATAACCGTCTGGCAGAAGCACTGTCTGATGTTGCCGACAAGGGCGGTAAGATTCCTGAAGGGTTTGAAAAGATTGTTGCTGCCTATCAAGCGACACGCGCTGAAACAGAAGCTCTTACTGCTGCCGAGAAAGCATCGCAGCGAATGCGTGATCGGTTCTCAATGGAAAAGCCCATCGCGGATGCTGAAGCACTTCGGGCTACGTTTGAAGAACTCAAGGGAGAAGGCGAATTAAACGAAGCTCAACTTGAGAAATTTGGCAAGGCTGCACTCGCTTTGAAAGCTGGAGGCATTACACAGCTTGGTGGTGGCCTCGATGACCTTGCGCTGAAATATTCTACGCAGACCACGCAGACTATTCCATCCTTCACCGATGCGATTGGGAAGGTCGGTGCAGCGTTCAGCAACCTTGCCACAATCAGTGGTGATGAGATGGGCAAGGTTTGGAAAAAGGCTGGTGAACTTGTCACAAAGGTTCAGGCGATCACGAGCGCCATTGATGGGGTGAAGTCAGCGTTCAAGGCTGTCAACAGTTTCTTCACCGGGGGAGGTTGGGCAAATGTCACAGGCATGATGAGTGGCTTGAGAAAAACGGTTGGTGGAGCTAGCGGTAGCGGTGGCCTTATTGGAGATGTTGCTGGCGTTGGTACTGGGGCGGTCACTGCTGGGCCTCAAGCTGCCACAGCGTTTGCAGGTTTCGCCACGGTCATTGGAGTTGGGGCTGTTGCTGCTGCGTTGTTAGTCTCGACATGGAAGTCGGCTGACGAACTGGCAGATAGGTTCTCTGCACGCATCGCTGCTGGTGGGCCTCACGCTGCTGCGATGGCTGCCCTTGCCGTGGCAGAAGTGAAAAAGGTTGGCATCGATGTGGGTGGTGTCGGGTCAACGGAAATGGTTGAACAGTTCGCGCATGGGGGCATTGTCAGCCATCCGACCGTGGGACTGCTTGGAGAGGCTGGCCCTGAAGCGGTTGTGCCACTTGATCAGATGGGGAACGAGGCGTTACTCAGCGAGGTGCGAGGGCTACGGTCAGAGCTTCGACTGCTTCCACTGCATCTTCGTGACGCAATTATCTTGGCTAGCTGATTATGCCGACTGTCAAACCGACCACGACGTTGGAAGTGTTGCTGGGGGGCTGCATCCTTGGCGAGTCGGAGTTGCCCTGTGTGCTTGGCGGTACGTGGACAGATGTCACGGCTGACACGCGAGTCGGCGTGCAACCGATTGAAGCCAGCTACGGTATCGATGGCACCGGCCCGAAT